GGCCAAGCAGTACCTCGCCGACAACCCCTACTTCGCGGGCAAGCAGGACGGCGGCAGCAACTCGCCGCGCAGTCCGCTCAACGGCAACGGCGGTCCGCAGACCGTCGACACCATCGCCAACCTCGACGGCCTGCTCTCGGCAGGTCTCAGCGCACAGGCACAAAAGTCCTCGTAACCCGACCCGCGTGAACTCCAGGCGGGCAGCAACACTCAGACAGGAGACGCACCCGCCATGGCATTCACCCTCTACGAGGCGGCGAAGATCGCCCGCAATCCACTCACCCGCGGCGTGTTCCTCGGCATCGCCGTCACGAACGAGCTCTTCTCGCGCATGCAGTTTGTGCCGAAGACAGGCTCGGCGTGGACGTACGCTCGGGAGAAGGCGCTGCCCACCATCGAGTTCGTCGACCCTGCCAACCCCGTCACCGTCGAGTCGTCGGCGACGTTCGACGATGTGACCGTTCCGATGCGGCTCATCGAGACCGACGTCGACGTGCTCAACACGGTGCTCAACCAGACCGACCCGAACGGCGACCCGCGCGCGATTCAGCTCAAGCAGAAGCTCAAGGCGCTCGGACTCAAGCTGCAGGACCGCATGTTCGGCGGCGGCTACGTCACGAGCGCGACCTTCTCGGGCGCGGCCGTGAACCCGGCGCTCGCGCTCGTGTTCGTCAGCGCCAGCGCGCACACGGACTCGTCGCGCTTTGGACCGGGCGACATCAAGTACGTTCACGCCGGCACGCTCTGGAGCTACCGCGCGCCGGGCGATCGCACGTTCGGCACGCCCGTCGCGGTCGCTGGGAACACGGCCAACGTCGTGCTCGCGTCCGACAACCCGAACAAGAAGATCGTCGTCAACATCACGGCCGCCTCGGCGACTGCGGACGGCATCACGTCGGTCACGTTCAACACGACCACGCACGAGTTCGACGGCCTGCCCAAGCTGGTGCCGCCGTCGCAGACCGTGCCGTCGTCGACGGCCGGCGTGGACGGTGACGCGCTGAGCTTCGACACGCTCGACCAGCTCATCTTCGAGAAGCTCAAGCACCGCGAGCAGGCGGCGTTCTTCATGAACGCCAAGCTCAAGCGCAAGTTCATGGCGCTGTCGCGCTCGGCCTCCGGTGGCATGACGCCCGAGATGCTCGCCATTCCGGTGCTGGGCATGAACGGTCAGCCCGCCCAGGTGCTCGTGCCGCAGTACAACGGGTACCCCATCTTCCAGGTCGATGATGTCCCGTCGAACGAGATCAAGGGCGCGAGCACCAACCTGTCGTCCGTGTACTTGGCGAGCCTCGAGGCCGAGACGGGTCTTTACTTCGGCGTGCAGCAGCAGGGCGAGCAGGCGCTCGCGAACCTGACGCCGTACGACGCAGTCATCGGCGGCGTCAAGATGTACGACATCGGCCAGCTCGAATCCAAGGCGGGCTTCCGCACGCGCGTCGAGTGGTACGGCTCGCTCGCGGTCGGCAGCGAGTACGCAATCGCGCGCGCCTCCGAGCTCAAGACCGCCTGACCAACCCGTAGCGCTGCGCTCGCTCGCGCGGCTGGAGCTCGACGCCCATGGCACTCTCGATCGACGACGTACCCTACGAGCCAGCGACCCTGTACACGGACCGCTGGTTGTTCGCGCTCACGGAGACGCTCGAGGGCGAGCACGGCGGCACCTACTTCGAGCAGGGCGTGGCCACGCGCTCGGTCGACGTCCGGTGCCTGCGCAAGTTCATCTGCGCGCATGCCGTCGAGGGCGCGCGCCGCGTCTTCGGCGAGCGCCTCGACCTCGGCGACACCAGCAAGCTCAAGGGCGACGACAAGCCCGACGGCGGCGAGGGCGAGGGCGGCGAGGGCACGCCCGAGCCTGGCCCCGATGGCGAGCTGCCTAGCGCAGGCACGCTGCCCACGCATGGGGCAGGCACGCTGCCGACGCCGCCGCGCCCCGAAGTGCCGCCCATCGGCACGACGCTGCCCACGCGCCCTGGCGTCGACAACGAGCTGCCCGGCGAGCAGCCCGACATCGACAACACGCTGCCGCCCGAGCGTCCGCCCATCGGCTCGACGCTGCCGGAGGGGCCGCGCCCCGACAACACGCTGCCGCCTGACCTGCCGCCCATCGGCGTGACGCTGCCCGAGGGGCCGCGCCCTGGCAACGAGCTGCCTCGCCCGGAGCGTCCGCCAGGAGGCAGCACGCTGCCTGAGTCGCCCGGCCCCGACAACGAGCTGCCTCGTCCCGAGCTGCCGGACGAGCTGCCGCCTGTCGGCGTCAACTTGCCGACGCGCCCCGGCCCCGACAACGAGCTGCCAGGCGAGCAGCCTGGCGTCGACAACGAGCTGCCGCCCGAGCCGCCGCCCATCGGCACGACGCTGCCCACGCGGCCCGAGGGCGGCACGCTGCCCACGCTACCCGAGGGCGGCCAAGCGCTGCCCACGCCCGAGCCGCCGCCAGCTGTTCGCGAGCGCGCGCCCAGCTGGAGCGAGAAGCTCAAGGGCAAGAAGGGCAAGTGACGTGATCAGCATCGTCGCCGACTTCGACGCCTTCCATGCTGCGTTCGCGCAGCTCGAGGGCGCGATGCGCGTGCGGCTCGAGCAGGGTCTGGACCTGACGCTCGAGAGCATCGCCGCGCACGCGAAGCTGACGACGACGTTCACCGACCGCACGGGCGCGCTGCGCAACTCCATCCAGTCGGACGGCGTGACGGTGACCGGCAACGGCGAGATGTTCGGCGTCGTCAGCTTCGCCGCGACGAGCCAGGACGGCTACCTCTACGGCCTGGCGCAAGAGTTCGGCACGCGCACCGGCGTCACGGAAAAGCGCTTCATCCGCGACGCCATCGACGCCGAGGACGGCGACATCCTCGAGAGCGCGATGGGCCGTGCGTTCCGCGATTGCGGCTTCGAGGTGCGCTGATGGCGCTCGCGGTCGACAGCATCTGCACCGACACGGACCTCGCCAACCAGGTCGGCGGGCTGAGCGAGCTCAACCGCATCAACAAGGACCAGCCGACGCGCGACGTGTTCCGCCAGGCCGCACTCGACGACGCCATCGCAGCGCTCGCCTCGCGCGCGCCGCCCTTGCACGAGACCGACCTCGCCAACCCGACCGAGCTCAAGCTCGCCGTCTGCTACCGCGCGCTCAGCAAGATCTACTTCGCGGCGATGGCCGCGCAGGACGACCGCAACCACACGCTCGCGCGCAACTACGAGCGCGAGTACATGGGCGCGATTCACGGACGCTTCACGCCCGCAAGCGGCGGCGGCGGCGCGGTCGGCGGCTCCACCTTCCCATTCGAGCGGAGGTGACACGTGGCCGATAACGCGCTCGACGTCATCCCGGACCCACTCGTCACGCCCGTGCTGGCGCTGCTCTACGACGCCATCAACGCCGACCTCGCGATCGACATGGCCGCAGCTGGCGTGCCGGTCGAGAACGCCGTCAGCACGACGTCGCACGTGCCGTTCACGCTGACGATGGTGGGCGCAGGCGCGCTGCCGGCGCTGCACTGCTATCGCGTCCGGTCGCGCTCGAGCCAGCAGACGGTGCAGTGGGTCAATCACACGAGCACGCTGCAGTTCGTGTACGCGACGCCGGCCGCGGGGCGCGAGCAGCTCGACGTCCGCTGGCCTCTGCTCGACCGCGTCTGGCACTCGATGCTGCGCGCGCTCAAACGCGGCTACCACCCGGCGCACGCAGGCGGCGACCTGGTGCTGCTCGAGGCGGGCGTCGTGCGCATCGACCTGTCGACCGCCATCAAGCGCGAGGCGTTCATCGAGGCAGGTCAGCAGACCTTCCCCGGCTTCGTGTCGGAGATCGACGTGGTCTGGCGCGATGCCAACGACATCGACCAGGGCCCGTTCTACCCGGCGCTGAGCTTCGACGCGCTGCTGTTTACCGACCGTCCGGTCGACACGGAGACCGAGGCCGACGTGCACGCGCGCGCCGTGCTGCCTGCGGGCGTACCGCCCGGAAAAGACTTTCCACCGCCTGATGACTGGAGCCTCAAGCCATGACCGATACGCTCAGAGTCCGCGCCGTCGAAGGGCGCTTGCTGCAGTGGGAGGGCGACGCGCACCGCGGCTACGTCGGCTGGTCGACCGCGCCTGCGGGCGAGGCGTTCGACCACGAGATTGACGGCGTCGTGAAGCTGTCGATGAGCGAGTCGCCCGTCGACGTGCCCAACACGATCTACTACCGCAAGGCGCTGTCGTGCGGCGACCTCGACGACGCGACGGGCGAGGCCCTGCCTGGCCCTGAGCCCGAGCCCGACCCGGACGAGGAGCGCCCCATCGGCGGCACGCTGCCGACGCCAGGCATCGACAACACGTTGCCGCCTGAGCGCCCGCCCATCGGCTCGACGCTGCCCGAAGGTCCTGCGCCTGACAACGAGCTGCCGCGCCCTGGCCTGCCGCCTATCGGCAGCACGCTGCCGGAAGGGCCGCGCCCCGGCAACGAGCTGCCGCGTCCGGAGCGCCCGCCAGGGAACACCACGCTGCCCGAGTCGCCCGGCCCCGACAACGAGCTGCCTCGTCCCGAGCTGCCCGAGGAGCTGCCGCCCATCGGCGTCAACCTGCCGACGCGCCCAGGCCCCGACAACGAGCTGCCCCCCGAGCCGCCGCCCGCGTCTGACGACGCAGAACTGGAGCGTTGACCCATGGCCCTGCAGAGCATCATCAGCGACTCCAATCGCGTCCCCGGAACGTACACGCTCGTCTCGCTCGGCGTCGGCGTGCGCAGCGCAGGCGGGCTCACGCGCCACGTCGTGCTGTTCGGCAACATGACCGCGAGCGGCTCGGCGCTGCCGCTGACCGAGTACGACATCTTTTCCGAGGACGACGCGCGCACGTACTTCGGCGCGGGCTCGGAGCTGTTCCTGATGGCCAAGGCGGCGCTCGACGGCTGGGCCGGCGTCGCGCTCAAGGCCATCGCCGTCGCCGAGTCTGCAGGCACTGCAGCCAGCGGGACGATCGTCTACACGGGCACGGCGACGAGCTCGGGCACGCGCGGCGTGAGCGTGCAGGGCGAGGAGATCCAGGTCGGCGTCAACAGCGGCGACGCAGCCGCAGCGGTAGCGACCGCTGTCGCAGCAGCCATCAACGCGAGGTCTGACTGGCCTGTCACGGCAGCTGCTGCCACCGGCACGGTCACGCTCACGGCCAAGCACAAAGGTCCGCGCGGCAACTTCATCGCCGTGCGCGAGCGCGTCATCGCAGGCGCAGGCGTCACGGCCGTCGCGCCCGCAGGCGGCTACCTGACGAGCGGCGCGACGAGCGACAACCCGCAGGCTGCGCTCGACGCCATCTCGGCGGTGCGCCGTCGCTACCTGGTCGCGCCCTACTCCGACGCGACCAACCTCACGCTGTTCCGCACGCACATCGATGCCGAGCAGCAGCCCGAGGTCGGCCATCGCAAGCGCGTCATCTTTGGCTCGCTCGACACGCTCGCCCTGACCACCACGCTCGTCACCGGGATGAACAAGGCGCGCATGCAGGCCGCCTGGCAGTACCTCGCCGACCAGCCGCCCGGCGTGCTCGCGGCGGGCCTGGCCGCGCGCATCGCAGCGCGCGAGAGCGCAGGCGCGAGCGGCACCGCCTACAACTTCGACGGCGAGATTCTGCCCAGCATCAAGCCGCATAACCTCGTCACCAGCCGCCCCATCAACGCGCAGCTGCAGAGCGCGCTCAACAACGGCATCACGCCGCTGGCGACCGCAGGCGACGGCACGGTCTACATCGTCCGCAGCATCACGACGCGCAGCCGCGACGCGCTCAGCAACGCGGACTACCGCGTGCTCGACACGACCAAGGTGGCCGTGCCGGACGAGGTCGCAGACCGCACCGAGCTGCTCTGCCTCGACCGCTTCGTCGGCTTCAACGCGAGCCAGGACCCGCCTGATGGCGAGGTTGCCCCGAGCGGCGTGCTGACGCCCTCGCTCTACCGCGACGCGCTCTACGAGGTCGCCATCGGCGCCGAGGAAGACGGCCTGCTCGAGGTCGGCAGCGTCGAGAAGAACAAGGCGCAGATCCTGACCGAGCTGTCGACGACGGCGCCGGGCAGGTTCAACGGCGTGCTGCCGCTCGACGTCATCGAGGGCGCGCACCAGTTCGCAAACGACATCCGCCAGATCGGCTGAGCCTCTCAGCGCACCAACAGGAGGTGACACGTGGACGCGTACGAGGGGCCAGCAGAAATCTACATCGAGGCGCGCCTACTCGCAGAAGCGAACAAGGCGAGCTTCTCGATCAAGGGCAACAACAACCAAGTCTTCACGATGCGCAAGGGTCTGGCCGGCAAGAGCGACGGCGCGACCACGAGCGAGGCCACCATCGAGAGCGCCATTCCGCGCCGGGGCATGGAGTTCGACTTTCGCACTGCGGTGCTGCAGAAGCGCATCTTCACCATCGTGGTCAAGAGCGGCAACCAGCGCGTGCAGTTTCAGGGCTGGTTCGAGTCTGCAGACTGGGCCAACGCGGTCGACGCCGCGACGATGCAGAGCGCGCAGTTCATCGCGGGCGCGCCGAAGATCCTGGGCGCCTGATGGCCAAGTTCTCGGACGAGTCGGTGCGCGCGGCGCTGCGTGGCAGGCACGCCATGCAGCGCTACCCGTTCCCTGGGCAGCCCGGCATCGAGGTCGGGCTCAGGCTGCTGTCGGACGCCGAGCTCGACAGCGTGCGGCTCGAGGCGGTCGAGCTGTGCAAGCGCGCCAAGGCCGAGCTCGTTGCGGACCCGGAGTTCCTCGATCGCATGATTCACCGCGAGACCATCTCGCGTGCGTTCGTCGACGTCGACAAGCCCGAGCAGCCTTTCTTCAGCTCGCAGAAGGAGGTCGCCGAGCTCGACAGCCTGACGGTGCGCACGCTGTTCGAGCTGTACCGGGCGCACCACGAGGCGATGGACCCGTACACGCACTGCCCGCCCGAGGAGGTCGGAGCGCTCGTCGAGTCGCTAAAAAAATCAGCGCAGCCACTGGCGGTCTTGAGCCTCTTCGACTCGTCCACGCTGAGGCACTGCGTCACTTCTATGGCGTTGATGCTGCGCGGGACGTCACCGCCACCCAGTTGATCTACTTCCTGCAAGTGCTCGCCGAAGTGCGCGAGCGTCGAGGTGGACGGTGAGCATCGAGGCAACCGCGAAGATTACCCTGGTAGGTGCGAGCGAGGCGCTGCGCTCGCTACAGGGCGTGACGCGCGAGACCACGACTGCCGGCAAGGCCGCCAAGGCTGCGGCCGACACGCAGACCGCAGCCGCCAAGAAGAACATCGCGGCGCAGAAGGACGTCGCGCGCAGCGCCGACCAGAGCACGCGCGATATCGAGCGCTCGGCGAAGCGGGAGGCCGAGCGCTGGCAGCGCCTCGCGCAGGAGAGCGCCAAGGTGCGCATGAGCGAGATGGCCAAGGTGACGCAGGCCGCCGAGCGCGAGGCGGCCAAGCAGATGCGCACCGCGCAGCAGACTGCCGCCGCCGAGGTCAAGACCAAGCGCGAGACGATGCGTCAGATCGGCGGGCTAATGGCGACAGCCGGCGCCGGCGTCGCCGCAGGCATCGGCGTCGCGGTCGCCACGTCGCGCACGGGCAGCAAGTCCGTGCAGGAGCGCATCGCGGCGGGCAATGAGTTTCGCGAGCGGCTGTTCAGCGTCACGGGTGCAGCGGGCCAGACCGCCGAGCAGCGCGAAGCCACGCAGGGCAAGATCATCGAGGCGAGCAAGGCGACGGGCAAAGACCAGGGCGAGCTGCTCGGCGTCGTCGAGACGGGGCACGCGCAGTTTGGCGACCTGCAGTTCTTCGCGGACAACATCAAAGAGATTGCGACCATCGCCAAGGTCGCCAACGCGGACACGGGCGAGTTCGCCAAGGCGATCGGCTCGGTCAAGCAGGCGTTCAACCTGACGGGCGAGGAGGCCATCCAGGCCGGCTACCTCATGAGCGCGTCCGCAGACAAGGGCTCGGTCGAGCTCAAGGACTTCGCGCGCGACTTCGCGGCGAGCTCGGCCATCTTCTCGATGAACACCGGGCAGAAGGGCATCGGCGGCGTGCGTCAGTTCCTCGGCACGGCGCAGGGCATTGCGACCGGACAGTTCGGCTCGGCCGAGAGTTCGACGCGGCTCGAGCGCTTCATCACCGACATCAACGACGTCGGCGTGCGCAAGAACCTCGGCAAGATTGGCGTCAAGAACATCTCGGACGCGAGCGGCAAGGTCGACATGGGCAAGCTCCTCGACCAGCTCGGCAACAACAGCAAGTTCAAGTCGGCAGCGGTGCGGCAGGGCATCTTCACGGAGACGCGGTCCTTGCAGGCAATCGAGGCGCTGCTCGCTGCGCGCGAGCGCGAGAAGACGGGCGGCACCGGCTACAAGACGATCGCAGGCGTGAGCGAGGAGGCGGGGCGCGCAGCGGTCAGCGGCGGCTTCACGGCGCTTCAGGGCGAGGGCTTTTTCAAAAACCAGGTCGCGGCGGCCGAGATGCAGGCCGACACGATGAGCCACCTTGACGAGATGAACACGCAGCTCGGCGCCGTCTCGGGCGCAGCGGACACGCTCGAGAAGAGCTTCGGCGCGCTGTCCATCTGGGCGAGCAGCATCGCGGCGATGGGCGTAACGTCGGTCCTGTCCGCTGCCATCCAGGGCAAGCTGTTCGGCGGCGCAGAGACGGGCGGGCTGCTGGGCAAGGCTGCAGGCGCAGTGGGCAGCGGCGTGAGCGCGCTCGGCGCGACGGGTGCGCTCGGCTCGGTGGCGGCGGCAGGCGGGCTCGCAGGCGGCGCTGTGATGGCAGGCGGGGCGCTGGTCGCAGGCGCTGCCGGCTACGCGATCGGCGAGGGCGCCAACATGGCCACAAGCGCCCTGCGCGACGACAAGCAGAGCCTGAGCGACCTGCTCGCTGGCGTGCTCGAGCAGATTGCCGGGGGCGGCCTGGGCGACGCCAAGAGCCGCATCGGCGCGACCATCACCAACGAGGGCAGCACGCGCACGATCGTCGCCGCGCTCGACAGGATTGACGCGGGCATCCGCGCCAACGCCGCCAAGCCCACGGCGGGCGCACCGAGAGGACCGGCCTGATGGCTGACTACTTCGAGCAGACGATACTCGAGGCGAGCCTCGCGTACGTCGAGTTCCCGGTCGCCGATCGCAAGGTCGCCACCGGCCGGCGCGTCAGCCGCACCGAGTACCCGTATCGCGACGGCCAGGGCGTCGAGGAGCTCGGGCGCAAGCCCTACGTGTTCAACCTGACGGTGCCGCTCTTTCGCGGCCTCGACGTCTCGTACTACCCCGACACGTACCAGCTCTTGCTCGCAGTCATCGAGGACCCGGAGCAGCGCGGCAGTGTCGAGTACGTCGACCCGGAGTTCGGCCCGGTGCAGGTGCAGATTCTCGACTACGACGTGACGACGTCGGGCGAGCGGCGCGACGGCGTGATGCTCTCGCTCGTGCTCGAAGAGCGCGGGCTTGACCAGTCGCTGCTCAGTAACCTCACCAAGCCCGAGCTCGCCGGCGCCGCGCGCGCGAGTCTGTTCGCC